CAGGTGTAGTTCCTGTTAATGTAGCTTGGTTAGCGGCATCAAAAATCTCTGCGTTATCATAACGAACACTTACTGTTACTTGAACTTGTTCGCTACTTGCATATGCTAATTCACCATATTGAATGTTTGAAATATAGCAACCTGCAAGTTCAAAGGTGTCAAGTACACCTGGAGTAGGACTAGCACCATCTAATGTTTCTACTTTCATTTGAAACTTGTATGCTGAACCTGCTCTAGGAGCTGATTGATTTGCGTGATCAACTTGTCTGTTAAGTTGATTATTTAATTCTCTTAATACTGCACTGTCTACATCATCTCTGAGAACACATGTTACTGGATCCCAGGTATGTTTACCTGCTAGATAAATTCTACTGTTGTATGCATCTACAATTGTCTCGTCGTGTGTTAACGCTGGTCTGCTTACACTCACAACGCTACGTGTAGGCGTTGAACTAAAGCCTTCTCCAATAAACGTAACTCTAAAACGATACTGGAGTTTCGGCATGATAGTTGTTGTGTTTCCTGCATTGTCTGGAACACCTAGTGTTGTAATAACTGCCATTGGAATCTCCTCATATTATCGGCTAACAGTATTTATATTGTTTACCCAAAAAATTAGGCGCACTGTGGCGCCTAATTAAGTATTATGTTAATTTTTTTTAGTTTGTTGCGGCTAATGTACCAGTATTCACTAATCTAATCGGAATGTAAATAAATTCTGCCGCTTTTGAAGGTTCAATTGCAACATCTACATAAAATTCATTACGATCAATTCTTGCTGGAGTATTATTGCTTGTATCACACACTACTGCAAAATCATTAAGTCCTCTTCTACTGAGAATGTCAGCTAAGAATCTTTCAAAAGCAACTTTTGCTCTTGCTCTTGTTTGTGCATCATTGATCTCAAACAAGAATGGTCTCGCTAGTTCGTCAAATCTATCTCTGAGATATGCAACAAGTCTTGCAACATTAACTCTGTCTAATGCACTTGTTGTACCGTGTAAAGTTTTTTGTCCAAAAATTACTGTGCCTTGTCCAGGGAATGTTGTAATTGGATTTAACTTTGCAGTATACATACTATCACGTTGTCCTTGTGTAAGGCTTACCGCTTTAAATTCACCTTCAGTAGTAATGTGTCCTACTGAGGTTGCATTTTGTACAACACCTCTTGTTAAGCCAGCAGGAGCGAACCACTGAAAGCTAATGTTGTCATTGTATGCGAATGTATAAAGTGCCATATGACTCGGAGGAACTGCAACTGTTGCACCACCTAGTGGTTCTGTTGTCTGTCCAGCTGGATAGTAAACTGCACTATATGTGTTTTTAGTTACTAGTCCATCTTCTCCGTTTTCTGATGCGTTTGCAGTATTCTGCACCCAATTTACTGCGGCAGTTGGTGTTTTACGCATTGGAGTATCAACAATAATAAATCCTGTTTCACCTCTATCACTGTTCAATGTTACCATTTCGTCTGTTAGTTCAGGATAGTTAGGTGCCGCCAACAAGCTAAATCTGTTGCTTGGATCTCTTAAATCTGATCCTGCGGCAACTGCTTGAATTGCTGTTGCGATTACTTTACGTTGTGCATATCTTCCAAATGCTCCACTTCCGTCTGCATGATTAGCGGCACCATTTCTCCATGCTGTACCGTTCCATGCACGAACTGTGTTTTTACTTTGTGCCATGTTGATAACAATCATGCCTGCTGGATAAACACCTGCACTTGGTGCACCAGTAACTGTAGTTGCTTTACCACCATTACTGTTATCACTTGCTGTATCTGTAATATCAGCAAACAATACACCGTTTGATGTAGTTTGATCTGTATTATCATGTAATACCCATGCACTGTTTCCAACATTACGTTTGTAAATTTTTGGATATGCACGTTCGTTGGCTTGATTCTCGCCTGCTAGTGTTGTATCAACCCAAATATCTCCTGCACTAGGTGATGTTGGAGCAGTTGTACTATAAGTTGGTGTTATTCTTGCATAACCACTGTTGATTGTATACATATCAAGTGCATTTATTGTATTGTCAAACCAATACTGCCCATTTGCAGGTGTTGCTGTTGGAGTATTAGCTTGTGCTTGAAGATCAGGTGTTGTTAATGCACCTACCGCACCACCAGTTACTACTTCTCTTACTACTAGTGTACCACGTGTATTAGCTTGTTGGTCTAATAATAAGTTGCCAACTACGGCTGTACTTGCACTTAATACAGTTGCACTTGAACCATCTTGTGGTACAAAGTCACCAATTGCGCCAGCACCGTCAGTTTGTGTTGTGCTAACACCTTGTACTGTTTTTGCTACAAATGCTGTACTTGTGCTACTGTATGCAAAGAATTTAAGATCAATTCCGTTACCTGCACTAGTTGTTTTAATCCAAATGTCACCAGCGGCTGGTGAGCCCGGTGCACTATAATGTTCGTCATATGTTGCATCACCTGCGGCTAGCGAATTATCAATCAATTCCCATGCACCGCCTGCACCATGAAAGTATTGTAAACTTATCTGTCTAGCGGCAGTAGTTGCAATTTCATTGTCAACATGAATAACAACAAGATATGTGTCGTTAGTTGCGGCACTTGCGGCTGTACTAGGTGTATGATTTGTTGCACCGTCTACAGTTGCCTGTGCGCCTGTTGCGTTAATTTCTACAGTTGGAATTTTATTTTCCCATGTACTGTTTGTAGCACTCCATTCGTGAATACCATATCTACTTGCATCTGTGTCTAACCAAAGACCATTTGCAGTTGCATATGCACTAGTTGGTGCAGTAGTTGCGGCTTCGAGTTGCCCTAAGTTTAAGTCTGCTCTCACAACAAATGCTTGATTTCCTTGTCCTAAGTAGCTGTAAGCCGCCATTAAACCATATTCGCTGGTTTCACTGCCTTGTACTACTGCGGTTCCATTTCTAGTAAATGTTGGGTTGCCAAAAAACTGTGTAAGTTCTCTCTGGCTAGTCACTTTAACGACCTTGCCAGCATTTGCACTTTTAGTTTGTGCGGCGATTCCATCAGCTTCACTACCAGTTGGATCAGTTTTATCCTGACGTGTTGCTACAAGCAATAGTGGTACTGTACCAGCGCCTGGTGCGCCGTAAGCACTTTCATCTACTACTGAAACATTTACGCCTGGTGATGTTAAAGTTGCCATATTTTTGCTCCTGTGATAAAATAATTTATTACAACTATTTACCAAATAGGCTATATATCAGGGTGGTTATGAAGGTTAACTTAGTAGTTAATAATTTAGTCAAAAAAATAGAGCCCGTAGGCTCTATTTTAAAAAACAGTATAACTTATACTGCGAACATTTTTGCTCTGCTACCAGTTGTGTCACGAGCAGTAATACTATATCGTGTTGCACCTGTAGTAGCAATATCAGTCTTAACATTAAGTCCAGCTGATTTCATTTCGCTCATTCTAGCAGGAAGTTGCTGAATGCCGAACCTTGCTTTTGCGTCTTTCGCAGTCAAAGTTTTTCCAGTACCTCTTAGATAAGTTTCTAAGAAAGTCTTCTGGTTAGTTTTAATTGTAGTAAAAGCCATATATGCCTCCAGTTAAGTTGTGTTTAGAGTTTATCCCTAAACAATAAAAGTAGTGTAACACTACAAGAATTCTTTGTCAACCTTTTTTTATAATTTTTCTAATCTTTTTTCGTGTCTACCACCTTCAAATTCTGTGGTAAGAAATGTATCAACTATATTAATAATCCAAGCTGGGTCAGTTACTCTAGCACCTAAGCACAATACATTGGCATTGTTATGTTGTCTTGTAAGCATTGCAGTATGTGTATCTTTACAAAGTCCTGCACGGATCTTTGGATTACGATTTGCTGTCATACTCATACCTATGCCTGTACCACATATTAGGATACCAAAATTCGCGCCGCCATCTGCTACTAGTTCACATACACCTTTTGCAAAGTCTGGGTAGTCACAACTTTCTTCGCTATCGCAACCACAATCTCTGACTACATGTCCTTGTTCTAGTAACCATTCACTGATTGCTTGTTTTGTTTTGTAACCGCCATGATCACTGCCTATTGTAACAATCATTAACCCCAATCCTTGAAATCACCAAGATCTTCATTATCATTATACCCTTTGGTATAAGCAGTAATTTCTGCAGGTGTCATTAATGCCATTGGAACTTCTTCTGACTGCAAAGAATCACCGGTATAGTAATGAGGATTATATCCTCTTCGGTAGTAGCTGTCTGCTCCGCCTCGGTCATAAGGACCGCCATGTCTATCATCATATTCCATAATAACCTCTTAATTAAAAAATGCCGGGCTTTTAGTGTGGTCGCTTCACTGTCGTCTGACTAGTCCGGACTTTTAGCTAGCCAGCCCCTTAACACCTTGCTTCACCATAACTTTCAATTCTTAAGGGAGAACCTACTCGTGCTTTTTGCGGTGTTACGTTATGCTAATCCATTTTCTCCCGCTCCTCTTGGCTGAGGGTTTAAACAAATAAAGGTTGCATTTTGGAAAACACAACATTATATGCGTTTACTTCGTATTCCCAATGCTCATAAAATGCATCGTCATCTGCGTACATATCATCAGCATTACCAGATGCATAACGATCCCAATGCTCACTAACATGCTCCATACCTTTAAGCAAATCACCGTCTATTTCTAGTACGTTTTTTGCTTCTTCAAAAGTCATATTTGGCATCTCATAAAAGCTAGGGATTCTAAACATTGTGTATTCCTTCTTTGTTTCTAACTATACATACACTATAGCACCAAGATGTCTTGTTGTCAACCTTTTTTATACGATTATTTCAATCTTTTTTAATAATTCTTCTAAACTATCGTCATTATATATGATTTCATTGAACGATTCATCCTGATCAATCCAAGCCCATTCACTTGGATGTACATCTGTAGGTTCTATATTATTATCACGTTTATCCATAAACCAAACAGGCAAATCACCTCTGCGTACCTGCCACACTTGTCCTTGTACACTTTGTATCATCTTAACTTCGTTTGGAAAACGTACATCAGGTATTACCCAATTAGTATCTGGGTTTTCAAGTATCTGTTGTTTTACAAGGCTTACCCAAATGCCGTCAAAAAACCCGTTACGCATACAGTCAGTACCAAATAGTTGTAGTACTAATCTTGGAGTAACGGACATACCTGATTCATTTGTCCAAAATTCGTCTTGCTTCTCACGCCAGATACGACTTCTATCAGTGTCGCCTTCCAGCATATCTCTATCCCAACTAAACACACTGGCAACGCCATCTTTGAGTTTGTCAGCAAAACTAAGTTTTTGGAAGTTATGATTTTCTACTAAAATATCGGCAACGGTTCCTTTGCCACTGCCGATTAAACCGCATATACCAATTATCATACGCTACTCCGTAAATTGTTATTTTTTACAGTTTAGCGTAAATTTTAAGAAAAGTCAACCAATAATAACGCCAAGTCCAGCTTGGCCTTCAGCATAAAACTTGAGATCATCTTCAAGTTTATCAATACTTGCTTGAGCGTCCATACGCAATGCATCTGCATTTAAACTTGTACCACCTTGTGGTCCTGCAATAGTATTAAATTTACCACGTGCTTCTGCAAGTATAAGTTTACTATGTGCTAGTGCATAATCTTTTAACCAAGGAGCACTATAGGTATCTTGTAATAATTCTTCATCACTTCTGTGTTTGTATACATGTATAAACACTGTGTCATCAGTTTTTACTCTTCGATGTAACAATAGTTTCTTAGTTACTGTATTCCAAGTAAATGTATAATTCTCACCAAACATTTTTCCTAGATGTTCTCGGTGTTGGCTAAGTGCATCGTAAATTGCCATACCGCCTGCTCTACCACTATACAATAGGTAATTATTTAGATATGCAGTTTCAAATGGTTCAATATCTCCACTACTAGAACTATTAAGTGTTCCGCTACTACGTCTATACACGTCATGAACATCTATGATATCAGAATCTAATGTGTATTCACTGATGTCTGTTGTAAGATTTAATGCAACAAATGCCTCTTCGACTGCGTTTTCACTACGTTGTCTGTATTTTTCAAAACTTTTCTTTAACGCAATATCATAGTGTTCAGGGTCGAGTTCAACATCAACCATCTGTCCACCTAGTCGCAGTTCTATTTCTTTTACTAAATCATCTCTTAGTGCCATACAACTATTTATACTACTTAAAGGCTTTTAAGATAATAGTATCCGCATTAAATCTGCCATTCATTTTAGTTTCAGTTGTTTTAAGATATCCAAATTGTGCTTTTAGTTTGTGTTTGGTAATCTTTTTCCATTGCGGTAGTATCTCATCCGGCTTACGAATAGTTTTTTGTAAACTACGAATTTCACTAAAGTGTTGTAGTGTAGTACCTTTAACTTTGAACTGTGCATGATCTTCTGCATAGTAAATTCCTATCTTACGATTCTTTGTATTGAATACTACTACCGCAGTTGCATCAATAATCTCACTTGGATTAATACTAGCAATACCAAAGTCTCCGTCACTAGACTTAAACTTGAGCTTCTTAACAAGCTCTTGAGCACTTTTAACTTTAGGTTTACGAACTGCACGGTTTTGTTTTTGTTCAGCTTTCATAATTTCAATAGCATCAAACAGTCGCTTGTAAAAGTCTGTAAGTTCTTTTATTTGTGCTTTACTATAAGTTTCGTAACCTTCAGCAAGTTGTTGTTGCATATCGTCACGTTGTTTTGCAGGAGGTAAATTGTTGAGCTCTTGTAATTCTTCGTATGCACCGATAAACCAATTTGTTACAAAACGCAAGTGTCCGAGATTAATTTGTTTTTGCTTGAATAAATTCAAAGGAAGTTTATCTTTAAGAGGGTTGGCTTTGCTGTCACGCATCCAGTTGTCAATCCATTCATCCAACTCTTCAGTCTTGTCACTAGCCGCTTCTTCTAAACGTTCTTGTATACTAGGAATATAAACATTTTTCTTTTTATCGTCTGCTTTTTTCTCTTCCACAATTAGTTTGCCGGCTTCTATTAGTTCAGCAATCTTAGGTTTAACAACTTCGCTAATAGGTTTAATATTGCCACTAGTTCCAGGGCAAGACTGCCAATACTCTTGTTCTTTTTCATTATAGTCAGGACAGCCATCTAACAACATACGGCAGTATATACCTACTAGTCCTTCGTATTTGGCGGCTTTCTTTACATTTGATATATCTGTTTTTGAATAATCGTTTGCTTTCATCCATGTAAACATATGTTCTATGTTTTCAGTATGTTTATAGTTCATGTACCAGAAGTCGTTGTTCATACGTTTCATTCTAGAAAATGCAGATCCTTCTAGGTTTTCCCAACCTTCAAAACCTGGTGCTTGTAAACCACGTTTTTTAATACGTTTGAATGAAATTTTCTTCTTAGGTTTCTTTGTTAAACTTCTAGGTGTTGCCATAACTATGCCTCTCTATTTGTGCCTTTACATACTAATTTAGCATCTTTAACAAATTTGTCAACCTTTAAAGTATCGATAAATAACTGTATGCCAAGATTAAGCGTATATAAACCGACCAAAACTAACGATTATTACTTCATGGATAGAAGTATTCGTGAACAATTTAGTGTAGGTGGCACTGGTGTTCATGTACACAAATATGTAGGACCTGCATATGTAGGTGATAAAAAAGATGCTTCACAGCCTAACTATGTGGCAGGGACAGAAACTGATCCGTTAAACGGAGACTTTATTAACATTGACGGTATTATTAACGAAACTAAAGTACAAGATTTACTGTTTATGGAAAATAGAGATCGTAAATACGATCCAGATATATTTGAATTGCGTGGTGTATATAATGTACAAGACACAGATTTTGATTTAACACAATTTGGACTATTTCTTAGTAATGATCAACTGTATATGACATTTCATATGAACGAAATGGTAGAAGTAATGGGCAGAAAACTTATGCCTGGTGATGTGTTAGAGTTACCACACCTTAGAGATGCACTATTATTAAGTAACGATAAGAAAGCCATTAACAAATATTATGTTGTGAATGACGCTAATAGAGGTGCGGAAGGATTTAGTCAAACTTGGTATCCACATATATGGCGTGTTAAACTATCGCCATTAACAGACAGTCAAGAATACTTCGATATACTCGGAGATGGCGATGATGCTGATAGTCTAAAGAATGATCTCAGTACATATAAAACAGAATTTAATATCAGTGATGCAATTGTTGAAGCGGCTGAACAAGAAGATCCTACTGGCACAAGTTTAACCGATCATCTATTTGGATATGACCATGCTACTAGTGGAGGAATTGTAAATCAAAACAACACATACAATCATGGCGAAACTATAGCAAGCGGAGATCAATTTCCATCTACATTTAATCAAGGTGATTATTTCATAAGAACAGACTTTAATCCAAATCGATTGTTTGTGAGAAGGGGTAGTAGATGGCATAGGCTTTATGATAATGTTACTGACCAAACATGGACTGATAAAACCTATAATGCTAGTGATTACATCAATAATAGTAACACCACAGTAATTGATGACAGAGAATTTAATGAAAAAACTCCACTAAGTGAGGTAATTAAACCAAAAGCGGATAATACATAATGGCATATCAAACAAACAAATTAACTGCGGTACCTTACTTTTATGACAAGCAACTACGTAGATACATCCAACAGTTTATAAGAATATTTGCAGGCTTCCAAGTAGGCATGCATGTGGACCAAGCTGGTGAAATAGTTTATCAAACAGTACCTGTACGTTATGGTGATGTAAGTAGAATGGCGGCACATATTGTTAGAGAAAATAGTGAAAACATGTTACAAACAACTCCTTTTATAAGTTGTCATGTAACTGGATTAGAACCTGCTCCAAATATGAGAACGTTTCCACAATACGAAGAAACTGTACCTGTATATGAAAAAAGATTTAACGAATCTACAAATTCCTATGAGAATGAAGTAGGCAATGCTTACAGTATAAAAAGACATCAGCCTGTTCCTTACATGCTTACAATGCAAGTAGATTTATGGACCAGTAATACAGAACAAAAATTACAAATGTTAGAACAAATACTAGTATTGTTTAACCCAACACTTAATATTCATACTAGTAACAATCCAATGGATTGGAGTACACTTAGCTATGTAGAATTAATAGCTACTACCTGGAGTATGAGAGCTATACCTAGCGGAGTTGATGACATAATTGATATTAGCACAATGACTTTTACAATGCCTGTACTAATTAATCCTCCAGCTAAAGTAGTTAAGAACAGTGTTATTCATACTATCATTGATAATATAGAAGATGTAGATGCTAATGCTTTGAGTGCTTTGAGATTAGGAAACGATTATACTCCATTGTTTACTAGCTATAAAGTCGTCACACTTGACGCACTTAAAATGAAATTTAATGTTGACAATAATGGCAATGCAACTGCACAATTATTAAGTGAAAGCGGAACTAATCTTGACAGTGATGGAAATGTATTAAATTGGCAAACTGCATTAAAAGGTTTTGGAGAGTTTAGAGATGACGTAAGTCAGTTGAGATTAAAACAAACAACAGACCCAAGTGTTACGTCGGGTGATGTAATAGGCACAATTAAAATTAATCCAGGTAATGTTAATCTATTAGACATCACCATTGATACTAATAGCAAACCTGCAAATACACTTAGTTCAGTTGATGCAGTAATAGATCCTCAATTAAACGTTCCGGGTGATGGTACACTTCCTGCGATTGCCACTGGTCAACGATATTTGTTAACTAAATCTACAGCAGGTGGTGCAGGATGGTCAGTTAGTGCTGATGTAGGTGATATTATCGAATATGATGGCACACAATGGAATATATCTTTTGATGCAAGTGCAAACGGATCTACTGTACAATATGTTACAAATACGCAGACACAGGACAGTTTAAAATGGGCAGGCACTGAATGGATTAACAGTTACGAAGGAACTTATAATCCTGGATTTTGGCGCATATACCTATAATGATGCCTGACTCATTGTCTATCCCTTGGGGGAACAACGAAGATATTCGAAGTACTAGTACACAGTTTCATGCAACTGACAGTGAGATATTACTTGAACAAAATTTTAAAATTTTAAGAGATACAAATTGGCGTTGGTTAAATCAAAGTATCGAATATACTTTTAACGCTAAAGGATTTAGATGTAATTTCGACTTTGATGATGATTTTGATTTTTCTAATTATATAGTAGTATTAGGATGTTCACATGTTACAGGAGTAGGATCGCCAATGGAAGAAACAGTAACAGAACAATTATCTAAGATCACAAAGTACCCTGTAATTAACATGGGTGTTCCTGGCGCAAGTAATAGTCTTATATTTCAAAATCTTGTTTGGATATTATCTAGGAAATATAAGCCTAAAAAAATAGTAGTAATATGGACTTCGTTATATAGGGATACGATATATACACAAAAAATGAAACGAATACAAATAAATGCAACTCGGAAAGATAATTATTCGTTAGAAAGAAAAGAATTCTCTAACTATATCTCAGATGAATACATCACTGATTATCTAGAACGTGTTTCACTATCTCATTATGAGATGGTAAGTCATATGAATAATATTGACGTTTATGCTTTTAATTTTTTTAATACTAGCAGTTATTTAGATTTAGCAAACAAAAACTTAGAACCTATATTCTTAAACAAGTTTAGCTTAGGAAGAGAAGAATTTGACCTTCATTGGCAAGAACGGCAGAGTACAGCAACCAAAGCATTCAGCGGAGAAATTAAGTTAGATACATTTTTAGATAGTTGGTTTGGCAGAGATCTTACGAACTTAGATCCAAATTTAAAACTAGTAGACAAACTATTTGCACACTTTGGACCACTCACAAATAATTGGATTGCAAATTTTATTACAAGTAAGGTAATGTAACTATGATTAAAGCAAGCGGTTGCTGTTTTCTCGCCTTGGACACAGGCAGGATTATGTTGCAACAAAGAAGTAAAACATCAAGCCACCCACTAACTTGGAGTTTCTGGGGAGGCAAGAGTCATAAAAAAGAACGTCCCATTGAAACACTACTCAGAGAATGTAAAGAAGAATTAGGTCCTTTACCTGATATTGAAAAGGTATATCCTCTTAATGAGTTTATAAGTGACGATAAAAAGTTTACCTACAATACATTTTGTGTAACAGTGTTTGAAGAATTTATTCCACAGTGTAATCACGAAAGTGCAGGATATTGTTGGACTAATTTAGATTGCTGGCCCAAGCCATTACACAGAGGTGCTAAAATGGTATTACAAAGTCATGAAATGATAGAAAAGATTGAAACAATATATAATCGCCAAAAAGACAAATTAGATTTGCCAAATTGGCTTGATGATTTTTAACTTGGCTTTGTGGGCCATACAACATCTGACAGGCTTGTAGCGGAATCTGTAATATCTCTTAATTGTTGTCTGTATGCTTGCCAAACATCTTTTAAACTTTGAGGAACATCTGTACCGCCAACCCAATCTGTATCTTTAATAAGTTCATCACGTTTGGCTCTAAGTTCATTGAGTAAACCTGTAGCATGACATTGTTGTGCTTCTGAATCAGTCATACCCAATACATCTCTGAGCTTGTCTCCTTCTAGCATTTCTCCTGTATCAGGATCCATACCAGTTATAATAGGATTCTCTGGATTGTAGTAGTATTCTTCGTCTTTGTAAGTAAATTTGTACATGTTATCCCTTTAGTAAGTTTTGTGTTTATAATACCAGGTTGTCATGTTAGCATGATCTGGAGAACTGCCATTGCCTTCAAACTGAAGAAACATTGTATTACCATAAGCATTGACATGTCTAAATTCAAAATAGTGAGCACCTTCACCGGTATCATAACCATGGCTATCAAATTGAAAATGACTTGCAACTTGCCCAAAAGATTCAGTCTGAGTTAATACATTCCCATAGTTGTTGGTGGTGTTATAGTTGTGGCTAAAACTATAACGATTAAGTCCCGTTGCCGACGCATTACTGTATGTAGAGCCAATACACACTTCTCCAGCAAACCATAAACTAGTTTGACCATTATATATTCTAACTGCTTGGTTACTTGTACCGTTGGGAAAATACACCTGTATTGAAAAACGCAACTTCCCACCAATTATAGACATATTCGTAATATTATACACAGTTGATGCCGCACCATAATGAGTAGAGGTCGCAGTGTCTCTGTGTTGCAGACGTCCTCCTGTTTGGATATTAACTGGATTGCTCCATGCACTTCCGTTCCAATGATGAAATCCAAAAGTTGAACTAGCCGCAGTATTAGGCGCACTATTTCCTCCTGTTGATCCATATGCCCAAGCAGTACCACCCGAACCATTTAGTTGACTGTAGCTACCTGCTGTGGTTGCATAAAAATTAACACTGCCTTGTCCAGCTTGAGATTCTACACCACCTGCTACTGTAAGTTTTTGACCAGGATTAGTTTGACCAATACCAACGTTGCCGTTGCTTTTTATTAGCATTCGGTAAGCACTACGTCCTAAATCGTAAATAGCAAGTCCTGGTCCAACACCACCGTCTGCTTGTATTAACCAATCTTCTGCTGAATCTTTTACATTTATACCTGCACCAGTAGTGTTTGTACTCATAAATCTGCCGTAAACATTTCCAGTTCCTTGCACATCTAGTTTTCTACCTGGATTAGTTGTACCAATACCAACATTACCAGCACTGTCAATTGTTATATCTGCATTACTACTACTAGGTGCTCCATGTCCCATTAGAAATTTATTAGCACCGGCAGACCAATTGGTGTCTGTGGCAAGCATAAAGAATTCTGCACCACTGGAATTGTTGTTATCAAACTGTAACACAGCTGGATATCCACCGGTGTCAGTACCACCTAAGGTTAATCTTGCATTTGTATATGGCGCTGTACCAATACCAGCTTGGCCAGAATCTTTCATTATAATCTCATCACCACCAACACCATTGAAGTTAAATCTCAATGTATTGTCAGTGTAGGTATACATCATCCAACCATTTGTACTATTACTAGCTTGAGTTTCTATTATACCTTTTACTTGTAGTGCTTGATCTGGATTAGTTGTACCAATACCAACGTTGCCATCTGACTTAATAGTTATACGAGTAGCACCTCCTGAACCTAGATAGAGGTCTCCGCTCTCATAGTTAAAAACGTATCCATGAAGACCTGCCATCTGAACTTGCAGTCCGTCACCTGCCGCATTGCCAGTGCTACTGTTTTGAAATGCCATGTAAGGCGCACTAGCATCATATAAAACTAACTTTCTGCTTGGATTAGTTGTACCAATACCAACGTTTCCGCTTGAACCTTGAATTGTAACTGTTGTACTTGATGTAGCACCTCCTATATATGTATCACTACCTTCGTAATTCCATATAAAACCTTTTGCGTTGGAATCATATCCGATACCAAAACCATCTCCTGCCGCCGAACCTGTAGCAGGAGTTTGAAATTGAATTGAAGTAGTTGAGCTGTTGGCACCTTTTACAACAACACTTCTTTGTGGATTAGCTTCTCCGATACCAACGTTGCCATTATATAGAACAGTAAATCTATTGTTTTGATATGTAGTACCATCACTAGCATTATTTTGTCCAACTTCAAATACAGCACCAGTAGCTGAAGCGTCACTTGGACCTGCTACTCTTACACCATAATTATTAGTTAGTCCTAGTGTAGTTCTCGACACTCCGTTTTGTCTAAGTGCTATAACTTGATCATTAGGAGATGTAACTCCCATGTCTAAATTTACTAGTGGATTACTTGTGCCAAGACCAAGTTTACCATTGTTAGCCATATGCATTTTTGTAGTACCATTTTTCAATACTTGAATCAATTCGCCAACATGTCCACTTGTACTGTTTACGTACAATGCTGATGAAGCTGTACTGCCACCACCTAAATTAGCTAGTGCGGCTGGTCCGCTCACTGACAGTTTAGCTCCAGGATTAGTGACCCCAATACCAACATTACCTGATGAATGAACATCAACACCGTGTGCTAAATCACTTATTTCTTTTGCTGAAGTTACCATATGTATACCTTACTTGTTATACATATTTATGTTTACTCGGGTTTAGGATGTGCCGCTTTTACAGCTAAACATTTTTGTCTATATTCTTCTAAAGCATCTTCATCTTGCTTTACCCAAGCATCAGCAAAATCTTCTATAGGAGGGTAAGAATATTTTCTATTCGTTAAAATTACATTAAGATCATCTTCTGCAGTGGGAATAGGTGCATCGGCTGGTATATCAGTTCTGGCTGCTTCTTCAGCTATATGTGTCATTAATTTATCATAATTAACATTTCTATACTCTACTGTTCCATCCTCTTTTATATGTTTATAAAATTCATCCATAATTAATATACTCCTGAAGTTGAATTGGAATTAGTGGCAGCTACAACATTAACATCTATAACATTTCCGTAAGTACCACCAGTTGATATATACTCTAGCCAAAAACCATCATAAGTTGTAGCCCAGTTCCATACAAGAACTAAAGAACTATCACTTGCATAGTATTGACTGTAAGCAATTGCATGATTACCTAAATTAAAATTAGCTTGTCCATATGGAGAACCTGGTGTGGCTCCGTAAGTGTAACAACCTAAATATCCATGTCCTATAGCACTATATGGTAAAAACCCAGTTGCACGAAACGTTGTCATTCTATAAGAGTTGTATGTCAAGGTTGTTTTAACGTGACAATATTGTCCACTACCAGCTCCAAATGATCCCAATGATCTCCAGTTACCACCGTTATCAAAAGCGTGAGCCATTACACCACCACTAACATAAAATTTGGCATAAGCAGTTTGTGAATTAATGGAAACTTTTCCTGTATTATCTATCACTAACGCTCCATCATTGGCGCCACCGCCTCCATTTACATCTAAATTGCTTATTTTTAATTTATCATCTGTGCCTAGTGAAATTCCCCACTTTGCACTATTAGATCTATCAAAACGTAGTCTACTCCAGGTTCCTGATCCTGTGTTGTTGATTGTCATAGTACTATAGTAACCACCATCTACAGTATTACCTGGTGTTTGTAAATCCAATAATGTACTTGGAGCACCTGCACCAATCCCTACATTACCACTTCCCATTACTGTAAGATGTGTTGTAGATGATCCTGCACTGTTTCTTACTTGGATACCCAACTTGTGTTCGTTGTTTGCTCCTATTCTTTGAGCATATATAGCCGATCCAGAATTATTATTAGAACCCAATAATATAGCAGATCCTGTGTTTACACTTGCATTACTATTGAGAAAACCATAATAAACACCTAAATCTGATTCAGGGTCAGTATTAGAGCTATCATCTACTGCATGAAATTTATAACTAGGACTAGTTGTACCTATACCAACTTTGCCACTTCTGAAAGACATATACCTATTTGCATCTGCTCCATCACCGATTGCGGCATATGTACCATTAGCACTTAAAGTAAGCATGGTACTAGAATCATTAATTAGTGATAGTTTAGGTCTATGAGCTGATGCAGACCTAATTGTTATTCCATTATCTGCGCCTTGTACATCAAGTTTATCAGTCGGGCTACTATGTCCTATAGCAACATTATTGTTCGTTGCAATTCTAAGTGTCAGAGTAGGAGATGTTGTTGATCCATTTAAAAAATCTATATTTCCATAAGGACTACCAGATTGACCATCAGCTCTATAATTTTTAAATTCCCAATTAGCCGATCCTTCATTCCATCCTATGCTAGAGTTGATGTGATCACTGCCGCCATAATCATTCCACCATTCTAACCCAGATCCACCAGTGCTGTTGTTTAATAACCTTATCTTAGGGTTTGTCGCTTCAATGTGAAGCATTTCATTTGGACTATCTGCCCCGATTCCAACATTACCACCGTTAATAAACACCGTATCTGTGCCGCCTGCTCGTAATACCATTTGGTCAATACTGTGTTGATAACGTACATACCCTCTGTTCGAGCCACCCGGATCGCCAAATGCCAAATATTGATAACTCGTACTAGGTGAGAAAATATTAATACCTGTATTAGCACTACCTTCAACAATAATAGTATCATGAGCGCCGTTTGTTGTAATACTTCCAGCGTCACCATCTTTTACATGTAGTTTACCTAGAGGACTAGTTTCTCCAATACCAACTTTGCCGTCGGATTTTATATAAACTGCCGAAGAGGATCCGCTATCAACACTAAACAATATGTTATGGCCATTACTTCTAAGTACTGTATCTCCTGAAGAACTTCCAGTAATAATATTTCCTGTTGCGTTTGCTGTACCAAAATATGTTTTCTGAGTAGCACCTAATGCGATCAGCATAACACTGGAATTGTCTGCGGCTCCAGCTGTTCCGCCTAAAGTTAATCTAGCACCAGGACCATCTATGCCAATACCAACCATACCATTTTGCTGAACAGTAATTACTGTATCGGTTGCATTATCATCAATACCAGTGGATTCAAATCCAGCAATAACACCTGTCATAGTACCACCAGACTTAGGTAATGCCGCATTAGCTGTTGTAGTTGTACTAGTTAATACTGCATCTCTAGCCGCTATGTCTACACCATCAACTGTTCCTGTTACACCTAGATTACCAGCTATGTTTACTGGTTTGTTAAAGTCAAAACTGGTTGTTGCATGTGTGTAAAGCATTGTAGCACTAGCACCATCAATAGTCACCCCTGCGCCGTCTGCCGCTGAGGCATTACCTGCACCACTAGCAAGCACTAAGTTCTTGTCGTCCACAGTCATTGTGGTTGAATTAATTGTAGTTGTTGTGCCGTCTACTTGCAAGTCACCTGCAATAACTAACGTACCTGTGTTGTCACCTACTGCCGCAGGATCAATTGTAAGTGTAGCTGGACCACGAATAACAGCTGGCATGGTTACAGTTTTTGAACTTAAATCCATGTCTGTGTGTAGTTTTGCGTGGGTTATTGCTAGAGAGCCAACATCGTCTGATGTAACTGCGCCTTGTGCTATTGCTCTACTGATTATTTGTCCAACTGCCATGTGTATACCTTACTTGTTATACATATTTATGTTTAACATTTATTAGTGTCTTAGTGTTGTCGAAGGATTTCCACTGCCAGCAGTTAAAGCACTGTTCCTACCAGCACTTTGTATATTCAATACTTCTGTTCTGTGTGGACTTTGTGCACCAGAGAAAAACTTCATTGGTCCGAAAAATGTTCCTAAAGTATATACTGTACCACCAGGATTTCGCAGATATACGTTTCCATTACTCTGTCTATTCCATGTCCAATAGTTTCCAAAACTGTATGGAGTCAGTCCACTGACATTGACCTGTTGAACACCATCACTGGTTCTCCATTGATAGTAGGATTGATTGTTTGAACTGTTGTTAGCAATACCAAACTGATCTTTGTTTGCGTATGGACTTGCGCCTTGGGCTAGAGCAAGACCAGTTGGTACAGCATCTCCGATGTACATTTCTGACCAGCCCCAACGGTATCCTAGGTTGAACTGAAGTGAAAACTCGCCTACCAATATACCTTTGCCCACACCCACAACACCTGGTCCATTGTTGCCATTGTTCACATTTACATCACTGTTGGATTTGCCTGGTTCAAATACATCTCTTCTACCATTGTCGTAGGTCACTGCATACCCAGCATTTTTGGTTAAACTATTAAACATAGGTACAGCATAACTGCTTTCATGTACCCACCAACCATATTGTGTACCATCATAAGCCCATTCATAGTTAATACCAGCATAACTTCTTAGTGTTCCTGGTTTAACTGCTGGATTAGGTTCTCTTATGTATACACGTTGACTGCCACTACCTATACTTGCCCAACCACTTGCTCCGTTAATAGCGTAGTATTCAGTTCTTTTAATAAATTCACCGTCTGCTCCACTGTTAAAGTAAGCGTCTATTTCAGGTTGAAATTGATTACCTACACTTTCAGGTATTCTAACTTCACCCCAATTTCTAAATCCATTTGTTCTAATTCCACCATTGGCATCAAGTTCCCATACACCTCTGAGACTGCGTCTATTAATTTGATTTACATAGCTAGCATCAACCATTACTTCGTATTTTGAATAGTTATTGTTGTATGATCTTGCTAAATTAGCTGTTGCTGTTGCTTGGTTGTACATACTGTTTGCACCGGTATTGTATTCTAACCACAGCATCCAACCTCCACCGTCTGTTTCCATGTCACAGTATATTTGTTTGGGTGTACCCGTATTTGGTTCTCTAATCCAATACAATCCGCTTGGCTTGTATCCATAGTTGTTTAGTATTTCGTTTGCACTCTTTGCGGCATAGTTAGCACTGGATCCATCATTACCACCTGGTGTTGCATATACAGTGCCACTTGCATATATGTCTTTAAATTTTCCACCAGTCCAGCCCAAGTCAATAGTAGCATCTATATCTGCGCCATTTTGACGTGGTCCAATTGCACCTGCAAATAATTTTAAACCTGCATGACTGCCTTCACCGTCTACATAAAAACCACTTGATTCAATACCTATATTACCTACAGATGTACCAGCTGAGTTAAAAGATATAATACCACCAGCTCCATTATTCCTCACACTCAAAGGATTGGCTCCTGCCTTGGTAATCAGTACCTCATTTGGTCTAATTTCAACACCTTCTGTAGCATAGTTGCTCGATGATTTACCTACTAGCAATCTTCTAGATGAGTCAATCTTCATAGCGTAGGTACCGCCGATCTCAAAGTGAATATTATCACTGGCGCCGTTCAATCCTAACTGTCCAGCTGTACCTCTTATCCAGTTTGCAGTGTTAGTACCCGCGGCGCCTGTGCTACCCAAGGTCAGACGAATTTGTGATGCACTATTCATGTCAACATATCCGGTAGTATTGACAGTAACTCTTGGAACATCTCCGCCTGTTTTTAATCTTATACCGTGTCCTATATTTGCATACAAGTCAACCATACTATCGGTATCATCTAACCACAATGCACCTTGTTGAGTACCGCTATGCTTTAGACCAATCTGTGTAAATCTTTCTCCGGCATTATCTAATACTAATTGATCTCCGTTACCTGACGTAACATTCAACCCACCAGTTAGTGTACCACCTGCTAGTGGTAATTTGGTAGCAATTGAATTGGTTACTGTAGTACTAAAACTTGCGTCATCTCCCAAAGCCGCCGCCAGTTCATTAAGTGTATCCAATGTTCCTGGTGCTGAATCTATTATACCCGCAACACTAGTATCAACAAATGCTTTCACTGATTGTTGTGATGGAGGTCTGGTTGCACTGTTTGTTGCCATATTATCTTCATCAATTAACACCAAAGTTTGTGCATCCACATATGCTTTTACTGATTGTTGACTAGGCATGTGAGCCGCACTGTTAGATGACATATTATCTTCATCTATCATTTTAAGATCTACTCTTGCATCTGCTCTTGTGTTGGTGAAGAATAAATTTGCACCTTCACTTATATCTGCTGTGGTAATACCATCTACAAATACAATATTATTGTCTGCTAAGTCTCTTACTCTACTCATACCGGCATGTACCTTATATCTATACTTTGATTAAGCAGTGGAGCACTACCAAATGTTAATGTAGTGCCACTTACACTGTAATCACTTGGAGGCAATATTAGTCCATCTAATATTACTAATACGCTATTAGCTGTATGCCCTGCTGGAATTGTATATGCTGTAGCTGAATTATTTCCTGTGTATTGATTACTAGTGTATGTTAAATTAAGTTTTACATTTGTAACACTGTCATCAGCTGGAACACTAGCATTTGCATACGGCAATCCAAGAAAGCGAACATATATTCTAGCATTAAGTGCTGGAGCACTAGTGAATGTTAGTGTTGTTCCACTAGTTGTGTAGTTTTCAGTAGGTTCTTGTACAACATTGTCTACCATTATCAATAGTGCTTGTGCTACACCAGGGTCTGTGCTTAATGTAAATGCTGTGGTTGTGTTGTCACCTGTAAATGTTTGTTTAGTATATGCTCCTGCCGCAATTTTGTCAATGGTTATTGTGCCATCTTGTAGTTTTGCACCAGTGATACTTGAATCTGCTACAGTACCAACGGCAAGTGCAACTCCATAATAACGTACATATACTTCCACACCTTGTGTTGGCGCCGCCGAAAGTGTTAGTGTTGTTCCACTCACTGTATAATTTGTAACTGGTTTTTGTTGTACATTTGCAACGTAAACTGTTATAGCGTATGGTGATCCTGGATCAGTTGTCAATGTGTAAGCAGTTTGATTTGATCCTGCTGTAAATGTATCAGCATTGTAGTAATCACCAGCTTGTATTTTGTTTAGACCAATTGTACCGTTTTGTAGTTTAGCACCTGTAATGCTGTTATCTGCTACTGTTCCAACTGGTAGTCCTACT